GCCAGAGATGGTCTTCCCTCCATGCTCGGTATGGCAGCCTACAAGTCGAAGGGAAATCTGGCCCGCGCTGCGGGTTCGGAGTATCTCAACGTCCAGTTTGGCTGGCTTCCGCTCATTGCTGATCTGCGAAAGGTTGTCAAGAGCCTCAAAAAGGCTCATACGACAGTCGCGCAGCTGCAACGCGACAACGGACGCGTAGTCCGTCGTCGTATCGCATTCGAAGCTGATGTTACCTCGAGTGAGTCCGTTTATAACGGATATCAGAATCCTTATCAGGATTCTTCCCTCGAGCACTTCATCGCTTCAGGTCAGGCGCAGGTCCACGTGATGAATAGGACCGAAAGGTCCGCTTGGTTCAGTGGTGCGTTCTCCTACTCCATCCCTACAGACAACAGTCTGATGGAACGGATGTCGAAGTACGACACCATGGCCAATGTCATCCTTGGTTCCCGGCTCACGCCGGAAACGCTGTGGGAACTTGCTCCTTGGTCGTGGCTAGTCGACTGGCAGTTCGGAATTGGCACCGCATTGAGCGCTGCTACCCGCTTGTCAGAAGACTCGCTCGTCATTCGGTACGGGTACCTCATGGTGAAAACCACGAGGGATACCATGTACAGTGTTGGGCCCACCACCACGGTGGATGGGCAGACACTCCCAGCCTGTCACCTCAATCTCAGGAGTGAGATCAAGGAACGGGTACGGGCGACGCCTTACGGATTCGGTCTTAACGATGCCGGGTTTTCACTCGACAAAGTTAAGATTCTGGGCGCACTCGGCTTGAGCCGAACGCCTGGTGTGGGCTTCAAACCCTACACCCCCTGACCAGCAAAAGCTGGTTGGGCCCTTCTAGGACAACTTCATAGTCCCAGAAAGTCGAGGATGTGCCATGGCACTCGCTGACCCGCAGTCTGTCACTGTTGGTGGATCCGCTGCTTCGCTTGCGCGAACCAGTACGGGCACCAACACGTCAACCTATTCCAAGGATGACGGCACGGTCCTGATGACCGTCGGCCACAATTACGGCCGGCGGTACCGTCGAACCGCGCGTATTACCTCCAACAAGATCGCAACGGACCCACTCATCACTGGTGTCAACGTTCGCCTTTCGGCGAGCGCCTACATCGTGCTGGATGTTCCGTCGTCGGGGTTCTCTGCTCTTGAGCAGAAGGAGCTCCTTCTCGCGATCGCTACCTGGCTGTCTGCCTCTTCTGGGGCAAATGCCACGAAGCTTGTCGGTGGTGAGAACTGATCGGCTATGATGCCATCCTTTTGGGGATGGTTATCGTGTCCTTCGTCGTAGCTGTGCCTATTGGCGTAGCTATCGTCGCAGTTCTCCTGTGGGGCACCCGACCCAGGTCGGGTAGGCGCACGTCGTAAGACGTGCACGTGGTCATGGCTGAGGATCCCTGAACTCCATATAAGGAGCCCGGATGAAAAGCCTGATCGCATTCTCGCATGTGCTTCTCGACGACGTCGGGAAGTGGTGTGGAGTGAGCACCCCTCGTGACCATAAAACGGTCACGAGCCGAACCGAACATGAGGGGTTATCGTTTTTGACGATAACTCTCCCAGCATTCTGCAAGGACCTTGAAAAAGGTCTGTCACAGGGTGCAGTCACCGACGACCTGTTCCCGGGCTTCGCCCGGACAGGCGGTCTCCCCCGATTCCTCGGAGGTTTCCTTCGGCAGGTGTTCGATTCGTGCTCTGGAATTCTGCTGGACGTGCCCAATGTCGAGGCAATCCGTGCCTTGCGCCAGTTTCTCATGGCGTTCGGCAAGGTCGACCTCCTGTGCTCTGATGAGCGCGTGAAGGCCGCAATCGACGGATACGTCCAGTGTGAGCAGGATATCACGTTCGCAGATGCGGACTTCGCCCATATGAGCGAGGATTTCTCCCGCACTGCGAGGGTCCTGTACGGCAACTTGTTTGACCGCGTCGACCAGAAGGTCGAAATGGGCCAACTTGTTCCCAAACATGGACCTGGGGCCACTGCAGACCGACTCCGCGGAAACGCGAAGTATACTGGAATGCACTGGACTACGCGTCTCGATGAGTATTTTCCCATCGCTGACTACCTACTGCCTAACCATAGGCACTGGCAGTCTTTGGACGCTGTGGATATCCTCGAACCTGGCGCGGAGATGCCCGTTAGGGTCATCACCGTACCTAAGACGCTCAAGACACCTCGTATCATTGCCATCGAGCCTGCGTGTATGCAATACACGCAGCAAGCTCTCATGGAGGTGATCGTGGAAGGGATCGAAAGGGATGAACTCCTCTCGCCCCTCATCGGCTTCACAGACCAGGAGCCTAACCGGCTCATGGCGAAGCAGGGCTCCCTCACGGGAGACCTCGCGACACTCGATTTGAGTGAAGCAAGCGATCGTGTC